GAGCCTGGCGCTTTCATCCTCGCGCAGAGCCGTGAGGTGTTCAATCTGCCAAACTGGCTCAGTGCTGAGTATAAGCTGAAAAGCAGCATGGCGCGCATTGGCCTTGAGCATATGAATGCTGGCTGGTGCGATGCTGGCTGGAACGGATCCGTGCTGACGCTTGAACTCAAGAATATGTGCCAGAACCACAGCATCATCATTCGCCCTGGGGATGCCATAGGGCAGATGATCTTCTTCCGGCATGAGCAAGTGGCGCAGGAAGCGTCCTATGCCTCCAAGGGCCGCTACAATGGCGACAAGACGGTAAAGGGAATCAAGGAGTAGTTTTCTGGGGCATCGAGACTTCCAACCGATGCCCCAGAACTATTAGCGCCCGATAGCCGAGCGCACGCCGTAGAGGCCGAATGCGCCGAGCAGGGTCAGGACGTATTCCGGTACGTCGTAGCCAAGCGCCTGAGCGCCAGCGACAGCAGCAGCGATAGCTGCGGCGATGTAGGTCTTCTTGCCTTCAAGTTTGGTAAGCATGATCAATCTCCTGTTTCAGCAAGCCAGCTATCAACATCGAAGCTAGGACAAGCCTTCTTGACGCCCGGCCAATCGCGGTGACCGCGGATCATGATGCCGGGATACCGCTCCTTGTACGTCCGAACGAGCGTCAGGAGCGATTTCTTCTGCGCGGGGGTGCGCGTGTCCTTGGGGTTCAGCTTCTTGTCCACGCCGCCGACGTAGCAGATGCCGATATTGCCAGTGTTGGCGCCGCCGGTATGGGCGCCCTTCTGGTCATCGCGCAGCGTGCGGACTGGGGTGCCGTCCAGTTCGACGACCCAGTGGTAGCTGGTCTGGCCGAACTTGGCCTTATCCCATTCACTGATCTGCGCCGCGCTAACGTGCCGCCCTTCGGGCGTCGCCGCGCAGTGGATCGTGAGGAACTTTACAGGACCGAGCGCGGGCATTATTTCGCCCGATCCTCTTTAGCCTCAAGACGCTTAAAGACAGCGCCAAGAGTATCATCGATGTGCTTGAAGCTGATCTTCATATCCTGGCGCATCTCACGCATCTCGGTTTTGATCTCATGGATTGCATCCTTGAAATCATCCTTACGCACGTAGATCTCAGGCAGATCACGCTCGATCACTCGAATATCAGCCTTGAGATCTTTGATGGCATCCCAGACAACCTTCAATATCCAGCCTAGGGCAGCGCCGAAGGCAGTGAAGAGCCAGTTAATGATCTGCTGATCCACACTTAGATACCTTGCCCCGGCGTGATGTAGATGGTGGTCGAGCTTGCAGCCAAGGCGCTGAAATAAGATTCAGGACCAAAGCGCAGGATTTCAACAGCGCCAGGAACCAGCGGAATGCCAGTTCCAGGCGTGCCTGAGACTGCTGCGACAGCGTTGGCCTTAGCCGCAGCCACACTCGTGCCAACACCCAGATGCACCAGCACCGTGCCGTTGTTGATCACGCGATACTGACCAGGCGCAAAAGCCTTGTTCTTTTCGGCCACCAGAGCCTGAACACCATTAGGGGCAGTGGCTGCAGCCGTGATGGCGACAGTCTTGCCAAGCGGTGCGAATGCAATTTGAGAGTTAGTCGCCATTGTCAGACTCCGAGATTACCAGCGAGAAGGAACGTGTTTGCCACTGGGCAGATGGCACTAATTACAGCATACTGACCCATCGTGCTATAGAGACCGCTGTAGGAGGCCAGCGTCTGGCCACCAGCTGCCACAGTGACCTTGCCTGCGCCGCCCTGGACGATCGTGCAGGAGAAGCCAGCGCCAAGGCCAGCAGCGCACGTAATCGTCGTGGCCGATCCGTTGGTGCAGTAGATCACCTTGCCATTGTCAGCAGCCGACAGCGTGCGGCTGGTCGTGCTTTCAGTCACGATGCCACTGGAGGTCAGCTGGTATGCAGCAGACAGGACAGTCGTGAAGTTTCCAGTGTCACCGCCATCGACCTTCTGCCAGACCGATCCGTTGAACACGGCCCAATCGCCAACGCCCCAGAGCGTCTCGCCATCGAGATCTGTGGTGCCAGCCACTGAGACGACATAATAGTCGCCCTTGGTGCCAGTCCCCGAAGCCAGCGTTGGGCTGTTGGTGCTGGCATTCCAGACACCCTTATAGTTCAGCGCACCAAGAGCGTTGGTGATCGATGAGACTGACTTTAGCATCTTATTCGTCCTTCACTATATTGCATCTTATATAGTCTGAATCACAACCTTTGCGCGCCAATTGATATTGGTGGCGGTAAGTCCTGATACGATAACACGAGCATTATGGAATGCGCCTACATTATATGTGTCAAGCGTAACACCGCCCCACAGAGCATTGCTCTCAATGTCAGATGCTAAAGTCGTGGTGCTGCCTTGCTGAGTAGTGCTTCCGCCAGAAGTGCGATAAAATAGACCTTCGCGTGAATAAATGGCACGATTTGAGGCATCATCCTGCGTAGCGATGACATATGCCTGAAGCTGCATTGCACAGGTATCTGCCAAGGCAAATTCATACAGGCTTGATGGAGTTCCCTGAGTCGTGCTTTTTGCGAAATCCATTTCCATTCGCATAGGGACTGGACACGTATAGCCAAAAATTGGTCCTAGAATGTTGTTGTCTACAAGGTTCCCGATAATCGTAAAATACGACAGATCAGCGCCAGTCTGATAGATTATGGCATAGCTCTGTGTCTTAACCGATTTGCTATCTGATAGGTTGTTTCCAGTGATACTTACATTTGAGCAAGTCCCAAGGAAACTGATACCACCAGCATATGATGCTGCAGCACGATTGTTTCCTGAACAGCGGTTTCCAGTAAGGGTAATATAATTGGAATTTTGAATTCGAATGCCGTCATACGCGTTATCATAGCAAACGTTACCGGAGATAGAGACGTTCTGCGTATTGATAAGATACATTCCAGACCCGCCATTTGTGACGGTTCCGCAACTGGTAATTGCATTATTACTGATTACAATGCGGCCAGACGAAGTGGATACGCTGGTTATACGGATGCCATCGCCCTCAGTAGCTGAAGACGCTCCGCACCCTACAAGCGTGTTACCTTCAATGATGGTCTGGTTGGGCTGGTTAGACGAACTGTCGACGCCCACATAAATGCCAGCGCCCTGAGTGTTTGCGATATAGTTGCCGATAATCTTGCAGTTCGCGCCACCGTTTACTTGAATGCCAGGTGCAAAACCATTACCCGAAATATCTTGAATATGGTTGCCCATGATAACGCCGGAAACGCTGCCAGACGTATAGTTAATTGCGGCTTTTGACGTTGCGGTGAAATAGCAATCTCGGATAACGGCCTTAGGGCCTGTTCCGCCCGTTGTGCCGATAGAGCATGAGATACCGTTAACGCCAGACGAGCCTGATACGCGGGTCGCGTTTTCGATCCAGATTTTTTCGGCAACAGCACCAATTGCGTTGTTTAGCTGTATCACGCCTGCGTCCAACTGGCCGCCACCGTTTGCGTCCACGCGAAAGTTTGACAGCCGCACGCCATTAAGAGCCAAAAACGAAGGCTCTTGCACGAGAATAAGGATATGCGTTCCGCCAGAAACGCTTTTCAAAACAGACCCGTAACCTTCACCCATAAAGGTGATGGGTTGAGTGATGTTGAGCCGAGCGCTTGTCAAATAAGTGCCAGCGTTAAGCAACACGCACCCACCGGAAGGCGTTGCGTCGATAGCGGCCTGAATAGCCGCTGTATCGTCTGCCAATCCATCGCCAACAGCGCCATAATCTAGCACACTTATCGGAGCGCCCTGGATCATCGAATATGTGACTTTAGTCAGAGACATGGCGTAATCCTATTTAGAAAATGCGCGAATTTCCGCATTAATAAGGCGCGGGGTGTAAAAAGCCAATTTAGCTACATGACCATTCAGCACGTTAGTGCTGCCATACAGTGAGCCAATTGAAAGCCTATCTACAGTTGGTATGGTGCCCGATCCGTCAAGGTTAGCAACAGCACCATTTAAAGAGACCGCAAAACTGTTGGCTTTATAACCGTAACAAACTTTTTGCGTTGTATTTACAGTGACTGCGCCAGCAGAAATGTTAGCCTGCCCAGCGCCACCGTTGACGGTAGCCCCATATGCCGCAGCTTGATAGGTATACACACCGTTAAGATTGGATGCAGTGCCGTTTGAAGCACCGAGCGCATAATACAGTTTAGTATCCGTGGCGGAAACAGCAACGCTATCGAACTGAACTGTAAAAGAGCCCTCGCTAGCATTATACCAATCGCTGAAATTGGTTCCCGTCATCGCCACAACATCGGCATTCCGCGTAGTCGATCCAGTAGCAAGATTGGCGATGTAGCTGGTGGAAAATGCACCAACCTCAAGGTCAGCGCCCCACAGCGTCAGTGCGGTGCTTCCATTGGATCCAGCATATGAGTTGGTTCCATTGGCCGATGCCGCTGTAATACCAACGTTGCCACCAGCGGATGCAGTTGATGTGGCAGTGATGGTGCAGCGATACCAGCCATTAGGAAGTGCAGTGATCGTGCGAGACGTTGGCGTGCCGGTCGCGTTGCCAAGCGATCCAGCTCCAGACAGGTTGAAATAACCACCTTGCGCCGCACCAAATGCAGCTGTTGGAAGAAAGATCTGAACCCAAGTGCGGATGCCAGGCTTGATGAACACCGAGAAAGAGTATGCGGTGCCAGTGGTGAACGTGAAAAACTGCTGGATGATGTGAAGGCCAGTGGTGCCATCTTCAACCAGCGCATCACCAGTCGTGTTTCCATCTGGAGCAACAGCAGCATTGGCGCTTACCGTTGCGCCAGTCCTTGCCCAGTTTCCGTTGCTGAAATCCTCTGAGTAAAGAATGACGTTAGAACGTGCCTCTTCAATCAGCAGACCCTTGCAGACAAGCGTGGAAGGATCATAGTCAAAGCGTGGAAGGTTGGCATTGACGGTGGCGACCAGGCCGCTGCTATTGATGCGAGTGGCCGTGTTTAGCGCACGCGTTACAGTTACTCTGGGATCCAGCGATGCTGTTGTGAAGTCCAATGCCAGTTTAGGAAGGACTCGCTCAGTCGCAGTGGGGCTGAATGCCGGAGTGATCATTACAGCGCCCCCAGAATAAACATCACAAGCTCATCGTAGCGAATGCCGTAGATATCACCTTCATCCAGCTCATCATAGCACAGCAGGCCATAACGCCGAGCATCAAGACCTTCGGCTGCAAATGCTGCCTCAACCTCTTGTGCAAGAACGCCAGTGTGGATCCGAGCTGCTTCGCCCTTCTTCTCGATGGCATCCTTGAAGCGGAACTTACGGATCAGACCCTTGAGAGCAAGCGCAACGCGCTTCTCAACAGCGTCAAGTTCCTCAACGTCCTGCTTGGTGCGTGCATCTGATGTGTTGATCGTGCCAGTGGCGGCATAGACCACAGACCACCGAGCGCCGCTAGTTCCATTGGCCAGCGCATTGTCTGCACCTGGCGAAATGCTCGATGATCCAACAAAGAACTTATTCGACCCATTAATACGTAGCGCATAAATGCCAGTGGCATTGCGCGTATCCATTAGGATGTTTGCGCCAGCAACGGCAGGCGCTTCGATCAGAAGATCATTGGATGAGGTTACACCGAGCAGCGGCGCGTCGATGTTGGTCGTGGTCTTCCCAGCATAGAACCGATTATTGTCGAGGACAGTATTAGTCGCTGGAATCGGAAGCGTGTTGTCCGTGCGTGAGGTGAAGATGCGCGGGAAACGCGGACCACCATTATCAAACAGGATCGTGAATACGATGCTGAGATCGAGCGACGAATTGCTGATATATGCAAAGTCCGTGCGCCAAGTTATCTCGCTGTTTCGCGTATATTGCTGGATTGTCATGGCATACGGAGCGGTTCCAGCAACGCTGTCCCAATCCCAAGCAATCAAGTCGAAAATATTTGCCTGTCCGCAAATATCGAAAATCGGGTCAGTTGTTCCAGGCTTTGGCTGGCTCTTGATGCTGATATTGTTTCCGTCCAAACCATAATGATTCGGATGGCTCGATGACATAGACAGCGCGATCAGCGTATCAGAAGTGCTAATCTGCATGGTGTTCGACGTGATGAACTTGCTCAAGTCCGTCGAAGTCTGCTCCATGCGAACGCCATATTGGAACTTGTTAATCTCCGCCTGGAGATTAACGTTCATGATCCACGCTTTGGTGTCAGTTGCTTTGAAGTAGATCGCAGTGCCAGTGGATCCACCACCGTTGACCACCAGATCCAGATCAGTCTGGATGTGCAGTCGGAAGATCGATCCCATGTTTTCGGCATTGCCATCAATGATGACGGCATTCCCCGAATAGGTCGGGAAGCCTGAGGTATCGACCTTGCCCTGAACGGTGCAGCCACCATAGATCCGCAGAACATCGGTTGACGATGTTGCAGGCTCAAGGACGTTAAACAGGAACTTTGTGCCAGCCTTGACGGTTACAGTGGTGCCAATCTTGCAGATTCCATTGGCAGTAACTGTCGCACCATCGATCGAATTGGCATAATCGAGTGCAGTTTGGATGGCAGTGGAATCATCCGCAATGCCATCACATACAGCGCCAAAGTCCTCGACAGATATAATCTGCTGCAGCTTGGTCTGAACGCTCTGTGCAACTGCGCCAGGCGCATTTAGCGTATAGCTAATGTCATTCGCATTGCCTGAATTGATAACGCCAGTCTCATTGGTCATCACCTCAATGTCAGATGCTAAAGGAGGCGCAACTGAGAAGGTGATCACATTGCCAGAAAGGCTATAGCTATCCTTGTCCTGATAGACCCCATTGATGAACACGTTAGTGGCCAAAATGGTGCTGGGTGCAGAGGAAAGCGTAAAGTCAACCTGAACGCCATCGCCAGTGAAGTCATTCTTGACCACCGATGCAGATACAGATGCGGGATCGAATCCGTAGCCCAGTGGACTATAAAGAACGAATTCCTGACGCTTGTTGCGGATCGTGATTGAGAACGTCCCAGCAGTATACAGCAGGCCAGGCGTGCCATTGCGCCAGGCATAGCCATTGCTTGTGCGGATCGGCTGCGATGCCGGAATGGTTAGCGCGCTATCCCAGAACACCTGAGTGGGATTGGTCTCAGGATCTTGATTAGGTTCGCCAATGTAGAGATAGCCGTCATCGAGCGGAGTGCCGTCGAGATCCGTAAAAATCGGATATGGTCCGGTGATTTGCGTGAGGGCCATCAATCAAACTCCTTAACGGCCATTATGCCTGAATCTTGGTGATTTGGAAAGGTCATTGCGGACGCACCATAATTGCGCCTTCTGGCGGACCAGCTTCCGGTCCGACCTCACCAACAGCGCCAGCCGTCATAGCCGATCGCAGCCAGTTGCGACCCTGCTTCAACTCAAGGCCGATCGTCTTGGCGAAGTCGCGGAATGCACTGCTGCCAGCCACGCGGTTGATGTTGCGATCGAGCGCATCACCAGTTGCGGCGCTGGTTGCCAGTTCACGGAACTCAGTGCTGCTCATGAGGTTATGCAGCTTCTGGGCATTGGTCTTACCAACGCGCTGAGCAATCTCAGGAGCAGCGGCTGCAAGTCCAGCGCCAACAATAGCAGCGCCAGGACCGCCAAGGACGCTGCCGATCAGGCCAGCACCAGCCGCACCACCACTTGCCATCAGAATGCGGCTCAGCAGGCGCTCAGAATTGAGAAGATTAAGCTGCGTCGATGCACCAGTGCGCGAGATAGCCTTGTCAGCATCGCTCAGGCGGCGCGAGATAGCATAGAGATCGGTCAGTAGCTTATCGCCCTCTGGGCCAACAGCCTTGGCGAACTCCTTGTAGACAGCACCATTAGCGCGAAGGTCGCGGTAGATGTTGGCGAAGTTGGTGAAGCTGAACGTATCGTCAGTTGCCTTCGCAGCCTTGAACAGCGCCGAGGTCAGCACCTTGCCGCGCATATCCTCAGGGATGATCTTGACTAGCGTATTGAGCGTCTGGGCATTGCCCTTGGCACCCTGCGTGATTGCACGCTGCATCAGCGGAGCAAGGCTTCCAGAGAGGTTCTTGGTGAAGATCCGCTCCATCTGCTCACGGCCTTCATACATCTGCTTGAACAGAGTATTTGCGGCACGCTGCTTGTCAGCGATCTCCTTGCCTGCGCTGGCCTCGATGAAGTTGATCTGGTCGTTAGCCAGAGCGCCATAGATATCCTTGAGGCGCTTCATGTTGGTGTTCGACCAAGGACCAGTGCCTTTCTCAAGCGCCTGGCCGATCAGATCACGCTGCTCGTTGATCAGCGCATAGGTCGGCTGACCCTTGGAGACGATGCCCCAGAGGCGCTTTTCTTCCGGCGAAAGATTGGCGATGCCTTCCTTGCCACCACCAAGATCTGCGATGCGGCCTTCGAGCCATCCCTTGATGCCAGCCGCATCAACGCGGCCACGCACATCGACAGCATCGGTGACTTCCTGGCGAAGCGCGCTGGCCTGCTTACCAAGGCCCATCTGAGCCTTGTCCAGCCGATCGAATACGTCAGCCGAAACTTGCGAGATGTCGGTCACGGCATCCAGCTCATCCATTGCCTGGTGAGCGCGTTCAGAAGCAGCAGATACAGTCTCATTCCAAGCCTGCTTGGCTTCGGATCCGATCTGCGCACGCGTCAGACCAGTGACTTCCTTGAGCTGTGCATTATCACTCAGCACATCAACCGGAAGCTCAATGCCAAGGCGATCGGCAGCAGCCTTAGCCTCAGGATTGGTCTTAGCCATCTCAGCAAGCTGTGCGCGTGCCTTGGAAGCGCCAGGCGTGCGGCTGACTGCCTTCTGGGCCAGCGTGATCATTTCCTCTGCGGCCATAGGAGCGGCTGCAGCAGCCTCAGGAACGGCAGCAGCAACCGGAGGCATCTCAGGTGCCATAGAAGGAGCAGCTTGCGCCACAGGAGCGGCAGGAGCCACTTCTGGAGCCATAGCAGCTACTGGCGGAACCTCAGGGATAACAGCGCCAGCAGGAACCTCAGGAACAGCTCCAGTCCAAGTGCCAGGACCGCCAGGCAGGAAGCGATTAGCCAACGCACCACCACCAAGCGCAGCACCGCCACCGATCAGAGCGCCAAGCAGGCGATCGCCTTCCGGTGCTTCGCCAGCGCCATAACCAGCGCCATAGATGGTCTCACCAAGCAAGGGAGCGGCACCAGCGAGCTTAGTTCCTGCGGTCAAAGCCTGAGCGCCCTTGATGGCTGGCAGAGCGCCAATAATGCCGCCAGTGACTTCACCAGCAAACGATGAGACTGGAGCCTTGGTGCGCAGATAATCCTTTGCAGCCTGCACGCGGCCAGCATCCAGTCCGAGAATCGGAGCCAACTCATCGAGCATCCCAGCAGTCAGCGCATTGGCAGCGCCAAGCGTATATCCGCCAACTGCTTCGCCAACTGGCGTGGAGAGTGCAGCGCCAATCACACCTTCGGCAGCAGTCGGCTGGCCGGTCGGAGTAGCATAGAACGAGATCGGACCACCCTTGGTGCGCGCATCACGCATCCGAGCGATATCCTCAGGCGCAAAAGCGCCACGCCCCATCTGCTGATTGAGCGCAATCATATCGTCAACTGACAGGCCGCTATTCCAAGCATCTTGAAGACGCTTCTGTGCAGCTAGATCTGCTTCGGTCTGATATGCTTCACCAGCCTTGATGGGAGCCACAGCAGGCGGCGCACCGCCACCGGCAGCTGGAGATGGCTTGACAATGGGAAGGCCATTTTCATCAATGAAGCCAAGATTCCGCAGATTCTCATCTGCACGCCTTGCACCAGTTTCGCCAGCCACAGCTTTAAATCCAAGAATGGCAAGCTCTCGCTGCTGCTTCTTGGTCTCAATTTCATTCTGACCAGCACCTGGCTGCGGGAAGAAGATACGTGCCTGTTTGGCAAATTCATCAGGACCAATAGCGGCACCCGATTCCAAACGCAGTGATGCGGCAATGAAGTTTTCCATCGCATCAAGCTGCGCCCTGCGCTCATCGCTCAGTGCTGCACGCGAAAAGTCAGGTGAGATGCGCTGCGCAATGAGAGTAGAGAAACCCTGAGGATCCAGCCCAAGACGATTAAGCTGCGTATCAGCAGAGCGCATCCGCTGATAGAATCCAACTGCCTTAGACTCACCCTCGGTCATTTCCTTGGAGGTAATCGGCTCGATCTTACCAGCTTCATTGATCTGGTATCGCTGACCTTCCTGCAGACCCTGCGCCTTAATCTCGGCAGGAGTCATCGTCCTCCAACGCTCGGTTGCACGAGTTGGAGATGGGAGATCAGGCTCCTTAGGTGCTTTAGGAATTTCCACTCCCATTCCACCACGCGGCGCTGCCTGAGGCGAAGCAGTAGGAAGAAGCCAAGGATCAGTCTGCGCCATATTACTTTCCAATCACCACGTGCCAATGTGGACCAGTAGCATACCTTGATGGGTTTTTCACCTCATCACGTGATTCAATAATCCTATACCCAGCATTGCGAATGCCCGAAATATATTGGTCAAATGTCATGCCTGGGATTGGAGCTATGTCCACTGCTCCAGGAGTCGTTGCATGATAGGACTGCGGATTCTTCTTCGAGAGCAGATGCTCAGGACCACGATAGCCAGAGGTAATCGTGGCGTTAGGGAAGAGTTTACCAATCACATCACGACCATTAGCGAAAGCCACCAGACGGAGTTCCCGTCTGACCTCCTTTCGGATGTTCCCAGCTGCTTGCCTCATTGGTCGGACCACCAATGAATCGTTTGCCGTTAACAATATCGCCAGGTTGCAGATCAGTCGGCAATGTCGTGACATTGCTAAACGTCCTTGGCTTGACCGGAGTGGTGCCAGTAGGCTGCGGCTTAGGAGCTTCCTTGCCATAACGAGCATAATATTCCGACTGACGGCCAACAAACTTTCCGCCAGTTGGAGTATCCATCTCAACAATGGGATCAGTTTTAAGCTCGACGTATTCCTTGGCCTTCTGGCGACCTTCGGGACTACGCGGATCGATACCAGCCGCAGCCAGTTCCTGCTGGAATCCAGTGAGACCCTCTGAGCCATAAAGGATCTTGTAACCATCAGGGTCAAACTGGTTCAGCAGTGAACGTGCAGCAAAATCATCATCAGCCGCCTTATTGGTTGCCATATATGCGGCTTGATTGAAGTTCTTGGCTATATCATCGCGGCCAGCAGTATTAGCGGCAGCTTCACCCTTGGTGTAAATGGCAGCGATCTCATCAGGAGATGCACCACGCTGCTTTGCAATGATGGCTTCCCTAAGGATGGTGCCATATGTGCGCTTATCCTGATCGGTCAGAACAGTGGTGATCCGCTTTAGATCATCTCCATACTCAGGATATTTGAGATATAGCTCATTAAGAGCATCTGGCGATGGGTTGTTCTTGATGGCAGCAACGTCAGCCGTATACTGTTTGGCACGAGCAGCAGCATCTAGCTTGGCCTGCGCAGCTTCTGCTTGAAGCTTATTCTCACGCAGCTTCTGCGCCATCTGAATCCCACCAAGGAACGATTCTGTGGCTGATGGAACACCTAGCGAATAGTCATAAGGCTGAGGCATTGATTAGAACCCCATCGATTTCTGAGCGGACAAGCCACCAAGAGTAGAAAGCAGATTGAATGGCTGGCTCCATGACTTAGCAGAGCCAAGAGTTGCACCAGCTTTAGCTGCTCCACCCTGCGCAAGTAGATCGGCAATGCTCGATGCACTCTGCATACCAGCAGTTCCAACCCCAGCAGCAGATTGCTGACCAAGAGAAGTCATGCCGCCAAGGCGCTCATACTGCTGCGTCAGGAATTGATTGAGCAATGCCGGTCGAAACTGGGCAAGAGCTGCTTGAACATTGCCGCCACGCAGACCACCAGTTGCAGAAGCATTCTGGAGAATTGACTCTTCCTGCTGTCGAGCCAGTGCCTGGAAGATTGGACTGGCCTCCTGCTCTGCAACATATTTCGCCTGCGCCTCTGGCCCTGACAATCCAAGCGCAGCCATCTGCGCCTGGAGTGCTGGAGTGCCTGCGGCAGCATACGGCTCAAGGCGGCGCGCCAGTTCTTCGCGTGCAGCGCGCTGCTCGGCAACGCCAGCCATAGACGCGTCATATTGCGTTTGCCCTGCGCTCTTAGCAGCACCAGCTCCGATGGCGGCGCTTCCGATAGCGCCAGCGCCAAGCGCAATTGCAGCGAGAGTTCCGATAGCCATTAAACAAGCCTCTTAATGAATGAATGCTCACTAGGACGATAACCGTCCCTAGCATACAATTTAGACATTCTGTTCCCATTCAAAAGATCGATCGATTTCATCTGAACAGATGATGCCCCTCGATCCTTCGCCTCCTGCTCCAGAGCCTTCTTGATCTTTCGCCCAATCCCAAGATGCTTGGTTTCAGGATCAGCCCACCAGAAAAGCTCCTCTGCGGAGATATGGAGGTGATTGAAGTAAACGGGACTTAGAACCAGAGATCCAAATGATATGAATCGCTCATTCTCTTCTGCAACCATGCAGATGAAGTTTGGCTGACCGATGAAATGCTCAAGAGATGCAACGCAGTCACTGATATTGTAATTGAAAATATCAGACCAAAGCGCCTGCTCATGAAACTTGGCACCAAGCATGGCAATTTGCTCGGCATCATCAGTAACAGCATGACGAATCACAGGCGCAGTCAATGGTTCGCTCGATTGCGAAGCCTCATTGATGCTGTCCTGATTATGCGTCATTCAAACCCCTCGAAGGTGAGCCACCGGCTGCTCAATGACGCTCGGTGGCTTCACCTTATCACAGTTAATCCTCAGATTCAAACTCACGCTCTTCCCATGCCTGGCATGAGCGCAGATCATGGCAGATGAAGTCGAACTTGTTGCAGTATCCACGGAATCCAGCATCAACGTCCCATGCGTTCCAAGGGATCTTGTCCATCTTGGCCTGCATCAGCGTGCTGTTGTCGTAATACTCGCAGTTGGAGCAGCGGCGGCGGCGCGCCTCAGTCTCATCGACTTGCATGGCCTTACCAAGCGCAGACCAATACTCAGGATTAGCTCCACGCTCATTGGTGGGCTTCTCTGGACCAAGCATCCAGTCATCAATGACGGTCTGCGTGTTCTTTTTGTTCTCGGCAGGCGTGATGAACGGCTCGACCTCGCGGATTCCACCAAAGCCTCCCATGATGATCATTGGCTTCTTCATTAGCTTACGAGCCTCCCAGATGCACGAATGTTGATGGCTGACGCAGTTCCAGCAATGGTCGAGATGAATCCACCAGCAGGCA